TATGGATGTATGGAGTAAAGAACTAGATGATAAAATAAAGGAGACACATGATACAATTAAGAGTAGATAAAGAAGAGTATCAGCAAATTCTAGAGGCTTTACAAGTTTACACTAGAGTGTGTGCAGATGAACAAAAAAAGAAGTTTGCTCAAGAAATACAGGCTGATCTTACAGATTTAAAAAAAGAACATATCATAGAAACATCGGTTGAACCTAATGCCTGTGATTAAAGATGATATACCATATGTGCCTCATAATAAGAGGTATCATGCAGAAATACAATATGAGGGAGAGTTGGGAATGTTCTTATCTTCTGCAATAGGAGATACTTTAGAAGAACTTGCCAATGATATAAAATATGAACTTCGCAAACTCAAAAATCGTCTCCCTCAAATTGTTCATGTAGAAGATGTACATAACAAAAATGTATTTACAGAAATTTTTATTGAAGATTATAATAAAGGAGTGTATAATGTACGATAAATATGAAATGATAATAATGACTATAATATATTATATGGAAAAAACTGCACCATATTTCTTGAGTGCTGTTGCTTTAAATATTATGTATTATTTAATAAAAGGAGCGTTCTAAATGAGTGAAAATAAAAATCTTACAATTAATGTAGGAGAAAGTAAAACTGGCAGAATCCTATTTGATGAGCCATTAACAGGAACAAATGCTAATGGAGCTTGGTACTTATATAAGTTTAATGTATCTGGTGATGAACTTGGCTTTTTTGCAACAGAAGGATGCCATAAGCAGTTAAGTGCTTATAAAAAAGGTGATACAGTAACGATTAGCCATAATGATATAGGTGGTGGTAAATCTAAATATGTTGTATCATCTGATGTTGTGCCTAGTGCTGCACCTTCTGGTGGATCGAAGCCAGATTGGGATAAGATCAATGAGGATAAGAAAGAAGATATACATAGGCAAGTTTGCTTAAAATTAGCTGTTGATCTTCTTGGTGATGTTGAAGGTAAACTAACACCAGATCAGATTGGAATCGTACAACATAATCTAGGTGCTTTGAAGATGGTTCTAGATCATAGTGTAGTAAAAGAGGATGATCTACCTTTCTAATGGCAATTAAAAGATGGTCGCAAGATAAGGTCTTTTCTAATTATATTAGAACCAGAGATGGATGGACTTGTCAAAGATGTAGCAAAAGCTATGATCCGACAAGCTCATCCTCTCGGATGGGTTTACATTGTTCACATTTTCATGGCAGAGGCAAGTGGACAACTAGATTTGATCCAGATAATGCAACAGCTTTATGTTATGGCTGCCATAGATATGTGGGATCACATCCTATTGAACATATGGAGTTTCAATTAAAAAGGCTAGGTAAGGCTAAATTCGATGCTTTAACTAAAAGAGCTAATACAACAGGAAAGAAAAGAGATTATATTAATAAACATTTTTTGAACGAATTAAAACTAATGCTAGAGAATGAAGAACACAGGCTGGATAAAACTAAATAAAAAGATAAAAAATCATTGGCTCTGGGATAAGCCAGAATATTTAAGAGCGTGGATTGATATGTTGATGGAAGCAAACTTTGCAGATGTTACCAAGTTATATAATATGGAACTGGTAACTATAAAGAGAGGTGAGTTTCCTACATCATTAAGAAGTTTATCAGATCGATGGAGTTGGTCGATTGGTAAAGTTAGGAGGTTTTTAAAACTTCTCGAAAACGACTCAATGATAGACACATCAACAGACACAGGCTTTACCTTAATAAAAATAAGGAATTACGAGGTTTTTCAGACATCAAAAAGCACACCAATAGACACACACATAGACACACAGACAGACACACCGACAGACACTACTATAAGAAGTAAAGAAATAAAGAATATATATAATGATCATTTTAATGAGTTCTGGAAGTTGTATCCAAGAAAGATTGGTAAATCAGTTTGTAGTAAAAAATATAAGATAGCGTTGAAAAAAGTAAAGCATGAAGATTTAATTACTAGCTTAAAGAATCATATTAATGGCTGGAAGAATACTGATCTGGAATATATACCACATCCTTCTACTTGGTTAAATCAAGAAAGATGGAATGATGTAGTTGAGCAGCCAGAAATGAAAGCTAAATCTAAAACTTACAGGAAAACTAAAACTGGACTACATATTGCTTATTGTGCAAAGTGTGGTACTAAAGCCTATCCTAATGATTATCAGATTAAAGGTGATTCATGTTGTGGAACTGATTGGTTAGTTGATAAACCAGAAATAGAAAATACTTCAAAAATAGATAAACAAATTATAGATAGGATAATGGCATGAAAACTAGAAAAATTAGTAACTGGAAAGGTGATGCAAAAAGAGCAGATGATTATATATCTTACTGTAATACTTGTAAGAGATGTTGGGAACATAGATTTTTAAAAGGCAGTAGTGGTAGAAGTAAAAATAAAATTATTCATTATAGCGATTTTGTAACTTATGGTAGAAAAAGAAAACAATGTATAAATTGTAAAGAAGGTAAATAATGGAGTGTAAATATTGTGGTTCTGGGCATGTTAGAAAGAAAGGATATAATCATAGTAAATATAAAACATCTCAAAGATATATATGTTTTGGCTGCAATAAACAATTTTCAGTAAGCCTAGCAGAAGAGTTAAGAGATACTGGAGATTTACCTAGAATATTATTATTTGATATTGAAACTGCTCCAATGGAAGTATTTGTCTGGGGATTATATAAGCAATTTATCCCACATACAAATGTTATTAAAGATTGGTTTATTTTAAGTTGGTCTGCAAAATGGCTTTATGAAGATAAAATACTTTCAGCAGTAGTAACATCGGAAGAGGCAAAAAATCGTGATGATGGGCGTATATTAGGCGAAATATGGAAACTTCTGGATGAAGCTGATATTATCATAGGACATAATGTTGATAGATTTGATGATCGGAAGTTGAAAGCTAGATTTATAGTAAATGAAATGATGCCACCTTCACCTTATAAATCAGTAGATACATTAAAGGTAGCTAGGAAAGAATTTGCCTTTGTATCTTATAAGCAAGATTTTTTAACAAAGTATTTTGATTTACAGAATAAATTATCAACTGATTTTCAGCTCTGGAAAGATTGTGTAGCTGGTAAAGAGGATGCTTTAGCTAGGATGTTAGATTACAATGAACATGATGTAATTGGACTAGAGCAAGTATATTTAAAGCTAATGCCATTTATAAAGAATCATCCTAATCTAGGTGTGATGATGAATGAAACAGTTTGTCCAAATTGTGGATCAGATCATTTAGAGGAAACAAAATATTATTATTATACAGCAGCAAATAAATTTAGAGTACATAGATGCATGAATTGTAAGGCAGTTATGAGAAGTAAAAAGAAAGCCAATTCAAAGCAAACAGAGGTTAGAAGTGTACCGAAGTAATGCCTCACAAATAAAGCTAGGTAGCTTAAAATCTGAATATATTGATGATCTTAACAGTAGATATATAAAGATAAAAGGTTCTTGGCAAATGAAACTATTTCTAGTTGGCACTAAAATAGGTGAGGCATAGATTTAATAAAATAGGGAGCGTAATATGATTATGTTTGATATAGCAGAATGGATAGCAAATGTACTGGTGTTAGGTTTAGGATTATTTTTCTGGACATTGGCAGCAGCAGTTGTATTCTTAATAGTAACAGAGTTAGTTAATCAAGTACAGAGGTAAATATGCAACCACATACCGAACCTTGCGAAATGTGTGGTAAAACACACACCGAATATGAAAGAAGAAGAGAAAGAGAAAAGATAAATGCGATAAAAATTAAAGCATTTGTAATAGGTAGAAGATCAGTAAGAAAATTAAGTAGCCGAGAAAATGATATAATAGATGCTTTCTATGATCTGGATATAAGAGATTTAAGTATAATAGCAGATCATCATGGCATTAGCAGAAGTGCTTGTAATACATATTATGATAGAGCGATGGATAAGTTAATGGATATGGATTTTGAAATATGAATAAAGAGATAATAAAGTTGCTAGAGGAAAGGCTTGAGAAAGGGAAGCGAGAATATAATGAAGAACTTGATCCTTTTGATGGTCGAATCTGGGAAATAGAGGCTCTGGAAGAGATACTGGATGGAATGATATATACTGCTACATCTATACTAAAAATCATACATAGAAAAAACAATAAATGATAGATATTCCTATCCCTAAATGGTTAAAGCTAGAAAGTTATAATACTATCATTAGAAATAACTTTGGTAATCGAGGTTATGCAGATGGGAACAAAGAAGAACAATACACTGGGATACTAGGTCAAAATGTTGTACTAAATTATTATAATAAACCTCTGGTAGTAGGTGGTGGTGGATTTGATGATGGCGTTGATCTGGTTCTAAATGATAAAAGAGTAGATGTTAAATGTATGGGTAGAAATGGAGCAGTAAAGCAAGGATATACAAATAACTTTATTGCAGCACAGGATAATTACAATACTGATATATATTTATTTTGTTCAATCAATAAAAAAGATTCTATTCTTACTATGTGTGGCTGGGTAACAAAAGAACAATTTAAAAATCGTAGAGTATTCCATGAGAAAGGATCATTACGATTTAGAAAGGATGGCACAGCTATTAAGGTTAAGACAGATTTATATGAAATAGATAATGATATGTTAAATGATATTAAAGATTTATCTTGACTTGTATTTATCTAGTCCTTATTTTCTCATTAATTAAATAACACATTATAGGAGATGATAATGAAAAAAGTAACTATAAAACAATTACAAATCAATGAAGATAAAGATGTTAAAGTAAAAGATAGATTTAATCCAATTTACCAATCAAGATTAAGTGAAACTTCACATCAAAATAAAACTCAAGAAATTAAATATAATAAAAAAGTTTTTACTGTCGGTCTTATAGATTGTAGAAAACATGAATTTATTTATATTTCTATAAATGAGATAGGATATTCTTATGACTTAAGAAATTTTAATCCATTTTATGGTGCTTTTGATGAAGAGGGATGGGTAACAGATTATGCAGTAAGAAAATTAGCTATAATGGAAATAAAAAAAGCTGAAAGTCTACTTAAATAAATATAAATAAACCTAAAAGAAAGAGCCTTGAGAAATCGAGGCTTTTTTTTTATTCTATCTATAGAGATTAGAGTTTTCAAAACTCTAACATTAGAGAAATGAAAGAAAGAAGTAAGACACATATATTATACTATCCCCATTTCTCGTACTGGAAACTATATTTAAAAAGATAAATAACACCCTAAAGAATTAGGGACTTAATTGGCTAGGGTATCTTAATTAATTATCAGTATGTATATTCCCCGTATATTCCCTCCCCCTTCCCTCCCCCTTCCAAGTTCAAGTTATCAATATTCATTTTTTTGTAGTATACTAAATACAACAATATTTTAATTTATAAAAAATAAACACCTCTTTTTGTAGTCAATCCTTGTATTTATAGAGGTGCTAATCCTTCCTCACTCGTTGAAAATGATTATAATAGGGCGATAGACAGGAATAGGGATTTATGGTCTGCAGACCTTTTAAAACTATGGAAATACAATACTATAAATCAAATGATCTTATAATGGCAGAATATAACCCTCGCCAATTAACCAAAGATCAGTACAGCCAATTAAAAGACTCTATTAAAAGATTCGGATTGGTTGATCCTCTTATTGTAAATAAAAACAAAAAAAGAAAAAACATTCTGGTAGGTGGGCATCAAAGATTTAAGATTGCGAAAGAAATGGGCATCGATGAGATACCATGTGTTGAAGTTGATTTAACTTTAGATGCAGAAAAAGAATTAAACATCAGACTAAATAAAAATGTTGGTGAATGGGATTATGATGCTCTAGCTAATTATTTTGATGTAGGTGAGCTAACAGATTGGGGATTCTCAAACGATGAGCTGCAATTCTACGAAGATGAACCAGTACAAGGTTTAATAGATGATGATGAGATTCCAGAGGTAGAAGAAGCCATAACAAAAGAAGGTGATCTCTGGATACTGGGAGAGCATAGAGTTTTATGTGGGGATGCAACCAAGAAAGAGGATGTTGACTTATTGATGGATGGTCAAAAAGTAGAATTAATTCACTCTGATCCTCCATATGGAATGGGTAAAGAAAAAGATGGTGTCTTAAATGACAATATATATGATGAAAAGCTAGATGAATTTCAAATGAAATGGATAACTGCTTTTAGACCTTATGTTGAAGATAATGGCTCTTTATATATATGGGGTAATGCTCCAGACTTATGGAGATTGTGGTATAAAGGTGGTTTAAAAGATTCAGAGCATTTAGAATTAAGAAATGAAATAGTGTGGGATAAAAAATCAATACCCGGAATGAAGTCTGATTTAATGCATCAATATCCAGAAGCGTCTGAAAGATGTTTATATATACAGATAGGAAAGCAATTTATAGGGAATATAAATGCAGAAGATTTTCCAGAAGAATGGGAAGGAATAAGAAGTTATTTAGAAAGCCAATCAGTAAAAGCTGGAATAAAACCTAAAGATATTAAAAGAGTTACCAACACTCAAATGTATAGCCATTGGTTTACTAAATCTCAATTTTGTTTAATACCTCAAAAGCATTACAGAGCGTTAAGAGAGGAATATCCTAATTGCTTTCAAAAACCTTATAAAGAATTATCAGATGAATGGAAACAATTTAGAAGTATTGCCTCTGATAAAAAACATGAAAAACATAGCATGATAAGGTCTTATTTTAATAATGGACATGATTCCATGAGAGATGTTTGGGAGTTTGGTAGGGTTCATGGTGATGAAAGACATGGACATGCAACTCCAAAGCCTGTTGAAATGATGGAGCGTATTATTATTTCAAGTAGTGAGAAAAGTTTAATAGAACCTTTCCTTGGTTCTGGATCAACCTTAATAGCAGCAGAAAAAACTAATCGCAAATGTTATGGATTAGAACTTGATCCACATTATTGTGATGTTATCGTTAAAAGATGGGAAGATTTTACTGGTAAGAAAGCAGAAAGGATAGAGCGTGTCGAAGGCTGATAAACAGCAAGGAAACAGTAAGAGAGTATTTGGTAAACCATTTAAAAAAGGTCAATCTGGTAATCCAAATGGCAGACCAAAGAAAGGACAAGCATGGGCTGATGTTGCTAATGAGTTACTTAATTCAAATGGAATAGATATAACAATGAAGATGGGTAATGGTAAAGTAAAAAATTTAAATCTTGAGGCAGATAAATCATTTAGACATGCTGTTATAATTGGTCAAATAAGTGAGGCTATGAAAGGCAATGTTCAAGCAGCAAGAGAGTTGGCAGATAGAACAGAAGGTAAGCCAAAACAGGAAAGAGAAATAACACATAAGAATGAACCTATACAAATAATGCAGATTGATTAATTGGAACATAGATCAAAAGCGAAAAGAAATAATAAAACATCCAGCATCAAGAAAAGTTCTGGTAGCTGGTCGGAGATTCGGAAAATCTCATTTATCTCTTATGTGGCTTTTGCAGAAAGAAATTCAAGCTGGGGAGCGTAGATGGATCGTAACACCAACATACAGGCAAGGGAAGGCTACTACTTGGAAACTAATGAGACAGATATTCAGAGACTATGATTGCCAGATCAATGAATCAGAATTACTTGTACGCTTACCTAATGATGCAGAGATTGCTATTAAAGGTGCAGAACAAGAAAACAATCTTCGTGGTGCTGGATTAGATATGGTTGTAATGGAAGAATATTCATATATCAAGCCACATGTATGGGATGAGATTATTTATCCTACCTTAACAACAACAGATGGTGAAGCCTTTTTTATTGGTACACCTAATGGTTATGATCATCTATATAATGCTTATTTAAAAGGTCAAAGCGATGATCCAGATTGGAAGAGTTGGCAATATACAACAGTTGATGGTGGCTATGTACCAGAAAAAGAGATAGAGAAAGCTAAAGCTATGATGGATGAAAGAGCTTTTAAAACAGAATTTCTAGCATCCTTTGAAACAACTGGTAATAGAGCAGCTTATAATTTTGATAGAAGTATTCATGTTAAAGAAGCAAAGCAATTAACAAACAACCTATTCTGGGGATTAGATTTCAATGTTGATTATATGAGTGCTGTATTAGGTTGTGAATATTCTGATGGCACAGTACATTATTTTAATGAGATTAGATTAACAAATAGTAATACTGAAGAGATGGCTAGAGCTATGAAGAAGATAGCACCTAATATCCCAACCTTTCCAGATAGTGCTGGATCAGCCAGATCAACAACTAGTAATAGATCAGATCATCAGATATTAAAAGATCATGGTTTTCAAGTTATAGCAAAGAAAGCAAATCCACCAGTTATTGATCGCTTAAATGCTTTGAATAGAATGTTGAAAGATGCCAATGGTAAGATAAGAATGAGCATTGATCCGAGGTGCATAAACCTTATAAAAGATTTAGAACAAGTACAGAGAAGCAGAGATGGCAAGATAGATAAGAGTGATATTGCTTTAACTCATATGCTTGATGCCTGTTCATATTACATAGCGTATAGACATCCAATTATTAACAGACAACCTATGAGCGTTGAATGGTGATGTTTGCATTTGGATTTGTAAGTGGTGGTCTGGGAGCAGTTATTTTATTACATCTATATGGGCGAAAGCTAGATATGGATCAAAGAAAACAGAAGATAGTATCTGATATATTAAAAAGAAATAATCAAGTGGTGAACTGATGAACTATTATGATATGATAACGATTCCAGATTTAGGTAGTAGAGCTGTATTTGAATCAATTAAAAATGCTGAAGATATGGTGCTTAAAGAAGAGTACAAGAAGAGACAGCAATCTATTGACTTTTATTTTAATAGAGATATAGATAAATATGTACAGGATTACTTCCCTTCATCTTCATTAAGCCAGATACCTACATTACCATTGAGAATTGTACCTCGTTTTGCTAGAGCTAGGATGATGCTATATAAAGCACCAGCTCAAAGATTTGTAGGTGGTGAAGAGGCAGAAGAGTATCTATCTTATACACATCATTTAAATAGTCAATCAAGAATAGCATCAGAATTAGCATGGCTGTTAGGTTCTATACACATGAAATCTGTATGGAATAATAGAAAACAAAAGATAGAATATCATATAATGCCCAATGTTCGTGAATATTACTATGAGGGTGAGCTAGAGCCTTATGGTTATTCTTATGAGCGTGGTGTAAATAGTAGAGGTGATAGAGAGTTTGTGTTCTGGTCAGAGGCTAGAGATGGTGAGCAAGGAATGCATTTCTTATTTGATATTAGAGGTAGGATATATCCAATCGAAGGGAATCCAGATATGGTTAATCCTTATGATATTAATCCTATATCCAGAATTATATTTCCTTATGATGCATCTGATGTAACAATGGCAGCTCTTCATAGCTCCATAGCATTTACTGAAGTTATGTTGGCTACTCGTTACCAGATGGGATCACCAGTTGTTACAGGCATAGATCAAGAAGTTCCCAATCTAAAGTGGGGAGTGGATCGTTTAATATCTTTACCAGAAGGAAGTTCAATGAGTTTTGTTGCACCACCTTCTAATATCAGCCAGATGTTGGAAAGTATTAAACAGTTATTAAATGTTACTGGCCAGAATCATTCTTTATCAGTTAGATGGGGTGAGCAAGGACAAGTACCAAGTGGACAAGCATTAAAGATTTTAAACATGGAGAATATGGAATCTAGAGAGTCAGATATACCTATGTTTCAAGATTTTGAAGAGATGAGATATGGTGTTGATCGTAGAGTTATCGAAGTACATACTGGTAAATCTTTTGATGAATCGTATGCTGTTGATTTCTCTGAATCTAAATATCCAGAAGAATGGAATGTAGAGAAAGATAAATTAATGTTTATGCTTGAAAATAATTTGATGGATCAGAAAGGATTGATGAAGTATTTCAATCCAGATATTACTGATGAAGAGATAGACATGAAGTTAGAAGAATTAGAACCAGAGGTAACTGAAGAAGAACCAGCACCTCAATCACCATTACTATCGGCATTAAAGCGTGGATAAAGAAAAAATAGCAGAAGAGTTCGCAAGAGCTGTACAGAAAGCACAGGCTCAAATGGTTGAGGATTTACTTGATATAAAAGATTCTCTAACTAGGGAAGAGTTTATATCTTTAATCAGTACGCTTGATGTTGATGATTATATCTTTAATGAGATAGGATTACAGAAAGATTTAGATAAGTATTTAGCATCTTATCAAAATGTATTATCTGGAATGGAGTTTGTTGGTGAGGTAACAGAAGAAACCTTATTGGCTTTGGTACGATTAGATCAAGCAACCTTCACAAAGCAAATCAGCTCAATGGGTGAACAGATCATAGATGAGGCTGTTAAAGGGATTCTAGGTGGTAAAACAGAAAGAGAAATAGCTCAAAGTATGTTAGGTAATGTATTAAGACCAGACCAAGCTGAAACATTAGCTAATACTGCTTTAAATACTTTTGAAAGGAATGTAACTGCTGAAATGGCTGTAAATGATCCAGCTGATGCTACCTATGTTTATCAAGGTGTTATCGATGATAGAACTAGAGACATATGCCTAGAGATGATGTCTGCTGGTAGTTTAACAAGAGATGAAATTGATTCACAATATCCAGCAGCATTTGTTGATGGTGGTGGCTTTAATTGTAGGCATAGATGGGCAAGAGAAACATCAGTAT